AAGAGATACCCTTCGGCCAGGATCACCCCAGGTCAGGAGCGTTTCCGACCCCGCGCGGCCGGGCCGGGCCAGGACCGGCCCGGCCGCGTTACTTCTCCCCGTTTCTCACTCTGGTGACGGGGGTCACTGCCACACTGGGCGGGTGACCGAACCCCTGTTCGCCGCCCTGCCCGGCCCGGCCGGGCCGCTGCGCACCCTGCTGGACGCCCGGCTGGCCGACCACCCCGACGCCGACCCGGTGCTGGCCCTGGTGGTCCGCTCCCTCGCCGACCGGATCGACTGGGCCATCGGCGGCCGCCAGTACCGCGGGTTCGTAATGATCACCGCCGAGTTCCGGGCCGCCTACCGCGACCTGGTCCCGGCCGCGGCGCCCGACGACGCCTTCGAGAACCTGCTGCGCGACATCGTGGCCAACGACGGCCGATGACGACCAGTACCGCGGCGCCGCCGTCCCCGCCGCCGCGGTATGCGTCCGCCCGGACCGGGCCCACCTACGGCGCCCGGGTGGCGCGGCTGTCCGACAAGGTGCTGGGCCGCCCGCTGATGCCCTGGCAGCGGCTGGCCACCGATCTGCTGAACGAACACAACGCGGCCGGGCACCGCTCGCGGCCGTTCACCGTGGTGACGATCCAGCGGCAGGCCGGGAAAACCACCTGGCTGCTGGCGGAGGCGCTGGAGCGGTGCCTGTTCGGCGAACCGTTCCGCCGGGTCTGGTACACCGCGCAGAACGGCCAGTATGCCCGGGAGAAATGGGGCGAACTGGTCGAGCAGCTGACCGGCCCGGGCGCGCCGATGCGCAACCACATCAAAGCCAAGTACACCAACGGCACCGAGCGGCTGATCTTCCCCAACGGCAGCACGTTCCGCCCGTTCCCGCCGACCAAGGACGCGCTGCACTCGATGCAGTCGGACCTGGTGATCCTGGACGAGGCGTGGAAACACGACGCCGTCCGCGGCGCCGAGCTCATGCAGGCCATCGGGCCCACGCAGGCCACCCGGCCCGGCGCGCAGGTGGTGGTGGTGTCCACCGCCGGCACCGCCGATTCCACCTGGCTGCGGCCGCTGGTGGACCGCGGCCGCGGCGGCGACCCCGCCGTCACCTACCTGGAGTGGGGCATCGGCGACGACGTGGACCCGATGGACCTGGACGCCGTCGCGGCGGCGCACCCGGCGATCGGCCGGACCATCGACAGGTCGTTCCTGGTGGACCAGGCCGGGATCATGGCCGCCACCCCCGGGGAGTTCGCCAGGGCCTACGGCAACCGCTGGACCACCACCCTGGAGCAGCTGATCCCGGCCGTCGCCTGGGCCGCGATCCGTCACCGTGACGGAACCCCCGCCGCCGGTGTGCCGCCGGTGCTGGGCTGCGATGTCGCGGTGGACCGGTCAGCCGCCGCGGTGGTGGCCTGCTGGCCCGACACCCAGGGCATCCCGACCCTTGAGGTGGTGGCCTACGGGCCCGGCACCGACTGGGCCGCCGGCCGCCTCGCGCAGCTGCACGCCGACCACAAGTCCCCGGTGGTGCTGGACGGCGGCACCGGCCCCGCCTCCACCGTGGTGGACCAGCTGCGCACCGGGGAGCAGCTGCCGGGGTGGGTGCGGGCGGTGACGCCCCGGGAATACACCACCGCCTGCGCGCAGCTGCTGGACGGCATCGGCGACCGCACCGTCCGGCACCGCGGCGACCCGGCCCTGGACGCCGCCGTCGGCGCCGCCGCCAAACGGACCGTCGGCGAGGGCTGGGCCTGGTCCCGCCGGCTGCCGACCACCGACGTGTCCCCGCTGATCGCCGCGTCGCTGGCGCTGTACGGGGACCGGCACCGGCCGCCGAACCCGGTCCGCCCCGCCGTGTACAACGACTAGCGGTCCACCACCGGCCGCCCCGCCGGGCCCGGCACCGGCAGCAGCAGCAGCGCATACAGCGCCGCCACCGGCACGTGCAGCCGCCCGTTCAGCGTGATCGTCGGCAGTTCCCCGCGGTCTGCGGCGCGGTAGGCGGTGGCCCTGGCCATCCCCAGCAGCTGCCCGGCCACCTCCACTGTGACGATGGGCACCGCGTAGGGATTCGGTAGTCGCTGCACGTCGCATACCGTCGCACCCCGTACCGACAACGCCCCGCCACCGGGCTGCTGCTGGCAGGGTCCGGCCCATGGGAGTCCTGGACTGGTGGCCCGGCCGCGCACTCGGGCTGGCCACCTCGCTGGACTCGCACCTGGTGCAGCCCCAGATCGAACCGTGGGTGGACAACCACCTGGCCGAGGCGCTGTTCGTCAACGACGTATTCGGCAACCCGATGGACCGCCCGGTGTCCCGCTGGGAGGCGATGGCCGTCCCCGCGATGGCCCGGGCCCGGCACCTGCTGGTCGGCGCCGCCGCCAAGCTGCCGCTGCTGGAGTTCGACGGGCCCGACCCGGTCACCCCCGCGGCGCCGTGGATGCAGTCCACCGACGGGCAGCTGGGCACCGGGGCGCCGCCGTCGCTGGGCCTGGGGGTGCAGTCCCCGTGGCAGCGGATGGCCGACACCGTGGACGACGTGCTGTTCTACGGCGAGTCGCTCTGGCTGGTCACCCAGCGGTACGCCGACGCCGCCGCCCGGCCGCTGTCGATGGCCCACGTGCCGTATGACCGGTGGACCCGGGACGAGCAGGGCAACTACGTGGACGTGGATCACCACCCGATCGGCAACGACGCGGTGGTCTGCATCCGCGGCCCCCACGAGGGGGTGTTGCGGTTCGGCGCGCCGACCATCCGACAAGCCACCGACCTGGAGCGGACCGCCGCCGACGTGGCCCGCCGGCCGCTGCGGTTCGAGCTGCACCAGACCACCGACATCGAGCTGACCGCCGCCGAGCGGAAGGCGCTGATCGCCGCCACCCGGCTGGCGCTGGCCGACAACCAGGGAATCATCTTCACCAACGCCGCGATCGAAACGAAGGCGCACCCCTACGGCGACGCGGCGCTGCTGATCGCCGGCCGGAACGCGGCCGCGCTGAACGTGGCCCGCACCGCGTCCGTGCCGGCCGCGCTGATCGACGCCACGTCGGAGGGGGCGTCGCTGGAGTACTCCACCACGGTGGGCCGGAATCTTGAGTTCATCGACTACGGCCTCTCGATGTACCTGGACGCGGTGACCGCCCGGCTGTCGATGGACGACGTGCTGCCCCGGGGCCACCGGGCCGCGTTCGACAGCACCTCGCTGACCACGATGGCCCCGAACCCGACCGGCACCCCAACGGAGGACTGATGCTGCTCACGTTTGCCACCGACGCGGAGGTGACCGCGACCCTGGACGACGCCGACCGGGCGTTGACCGGGCTGGCGCTGCCCTACGACGTGCCCGGCCGGACCTCTGCCGGGGCGCTGACCGTGCCGCCCGGCACCATCCGGGTGCCCGCCGAGCTGCGCCGGGTGAAGCTGTTCACCGAGCACGGCCGGGTCACCCCGATCGGGTACGCCACCGCCGCCGACGACGCCGCCGGCGGGCTGCGGATGTCCTTCCGGGTGGCCCGCACCCCGGACGGCGACACCGCGCTGCTGGAGGCCGCCGAAGGACTGCGGGACGCGCTGTCGGTGGAGCTGGACGGCGCCGTCATCAAGGCCGGCCGCCTGGTCAGCGCTGACCTGGTGGCCGTCGCGGTGACCAGTGTCCCGGCCTTCGCCGATGCCCGGCTGACCGCGGCGCTGGCCCCCGACACCCCCGAACCCACCACCCCGGCGGACCCGCCGGCCCCCGAACCGGAGGACCCCCCCGTGCCTGAAACCCCGCTCCCGCTGGTCGCCACCGACCGGCCCCCGATGACGGCGCAGCGTGCCACCGCGGAGATCGCCGCGGCCATGCTGGAGAACGACATCGGCCGGGTGAACGCCGCGCTGACCGACATCGTCCCGGCCAACGACGCCGGCGGCGGGTTCCTCCGCGAACAGTGGCTGGGGCAGCTGTGGTCCGCGGCCGCGGTGTCCCGGCATTTCATCGACGCGCTGTCCCACCAGGTGCTGACCACCGGGACCACCGTGAAGGGCTGGCACTGGACCGCGAAGCCGACGGTGGACACCTACGCGGGGAACAAGACGCCGATCCCGTCCAGCACCGCCAGCACCGCCGCCAAGTCGGCGCCGGTGACCCGGCTGGCCGGCGGCTGGGACATCGACCGGATCTATCAGGACCTGGGCGAGCCGGGGTTCTTGGAGTCGTTCTTCGCCGCCGCCACCGCCGACCTGGCCGCGAAGACCGAGGCGGCCGCCGCCGCGGCGCTGCTGGCCGCCGCGACCGACACCACCGCCGCCGCCGACGTGTACACGGCGATCGGCGCGGTGGTCACCGAGCTGACCAAGAACGGCGCCGCCGTCAACTACATCGGGATCGCGCCCGACCTGTTCGCCGAGCTGCTGGGCGGGGTGTCCGCGACGGTGCCGTGGTGGCTGGCGAATCAGGGCAGCGTGTCCATCGGCGGCGGCACCGCCAACGTTGCCGACCTGAACCTGTTCAGCGCTGCGGCGCTGCCCGCCGGCACCGTGCTGGGCGGCGACAAACGGGCCGCCACCTACTTTGAACCGTCCGGGAACCCGATCCGGGTGCAGGCGGTGAACATCCCCAACGGCGGCATTGACCTGGGCGTGTTCAGCTACTCCGCGACGCTCATCAACGACCCGTTGGGCATCGCTAAGAACACCGTCGCGGTGGTCCCGTAACCGATGCCCGAATACACCCCGGTGTGGCTGGACGTGGCCGACGTGAAGGCGTGGCTGCGGATAGCCGGCGCCGACACCATCGACGACGACCTGCTGGCCCGCTGCGCGGCCGCGGTGGAACCCCAGGTGCAGCGGGCCCGCCCGGACCAGACGGTGTATCACGACCCGGACGACCCGAACACACCGGACCCGCCGCCGCCCGGGTGGCCGGTGGTCTACACCCCGGACGCCGAGGTGTACCAGGCGGCCGGGATGCTGGCCGCGAAGATGTACCGGCGGCGGAACTCCCCCGGCGGGATCGAGTCCTACGGTGACCAGGTGCTGTACCCGGCCCGCTGGGACCAGGAAATAGACCTGGCGCTGCGGACCGCTAACCGGCGCCTGCCAGCGGTCGGATGACCGGCCCCGCCGGGATCGCCGCCGTCCAGGACGCGGTGGTGGCCCTGCTGGTCGCCGCCGGCATCCGGGCGGTGGTGGACACCCGGGACGTGAACCCGCCGTGCGTGTTCGTCGGCCCGCCGGCGCTGACCTTCCGGTTCGGCCGCGGCGGCGGGTTCGACGCCGAGCTCACCGCGCAGGCCATCGTCGGCGACACCGGCGGCCGGGCCACCACCGAGGCCCTGGACGAGCTGCTGGGGGCGGTCGGGGCCGCGCTGAACTGGCAGATCACCCAGGCGGTGCCGGCCCAGTTCCCCGGCGCGGACGGCGCCCGCACCCTGCCCTGCTACACCCTGACCGTCACTTCGAGAGGACATCACCAGTGAGCGCACCCGTGTACGCCGGGCCCATCTACCTGGGCCCGGGTGAACTGAAGATCGGCGCAGTGGGCAGTGAGATCGACGTTTCCTGCCAGGTGAACGGCGCCCGGATCGCCGCCAGCAAGGACGAGGGCGACGACATCAACGCGTTGTGCGGCAGCGTGTTCCCCGGGTCCACCACCTACACGGCGGCGTTGTCCGGGAACATCAACGTGGACGCCGACACCGCGGACGGGCTGTTCGCCCTGTCCTGGGCCGAACCCGGGTCGCAGCAGCCGTTCACGTTCACCCCGTCCACCGACGCGGGCACCGCCGCCGCTGGCACGCTGATCCTGGACCCGCTGGATTTCGGCGCCGACGCCTACGGCGACGCGCTGTCCTCGGATTTTGAGTTCAAGATCAGCGGGGACGTGACGTACACGTTCCCGACCGGGTCCACCGCGGTGTTCGCCACCGGCCGCCGGGTCCGCCGCCCCCGGATACCCCCGGCAGCAGCTGCTCCGGCGGCCCCGGCGAAGGCCAAGGCCAAGTGACGGTGGAGGTGCGGGGCGCGGACAACCTGGCCCGCACGCTCCGCACCGCCGCCGACGAGATCTCGCACCTGGACGCCGCGCACCAGGCGGCCGGGGCCGCGGTGGCCGCGAAGGCCAGGCCCCGGACCCGCCGGAAAACCGGTCGGTTGGCGGCGTCCTGGACCGTCCGGGTGACCGCCGACGGCGCCGAGGTGGGTTCGCCGGTGAACTACGCCGGGGTGCAGGAGTACGGCTGGGCGGCGCACAACATCAGCCCGTCCCGGGCGCTGACCGGTGGGCTGGCCGACGCCACCGACCCGGTGGGCCGGATCTACTTCGACGCCGTGGACGGCGCGATCGGGAAGGTACGCGGGATATGAGCCAGCTACGCGCCATCGACCAGGACACCCCGCCGGAACCCCCGCCGGCGGGGTTGTCCATCCCCCGGCTGCTGGTCACCCCGGCGGACGGCGCCCCGTATGAGGTGCAGGCGCTGAACCCGGACCTGCTGCGGTTCGAGGACACCGCCGCCCGGCACAAGTGGGCCGGCCCGTCGGTGGCGCCGTTCCGGTGGCTGACGTTCCTGGCCTGGGCGGCCAGCAAACGCAACCGGCTGACCGAGCTGACCTGGGAGGAGTTCGCCGCCAGCACCCAGCAGGTGGAGAACCTGAACCGGGAGGACACCACCGCGGTCCCTACCCCGCCGGGAGCAGATCCCGGCTGATCGTGGAGATCGCGGTGGCCACCTCGACGGCCCCGGCGCAGTGGCGGGGTGAGGATGACTGGACCCTGGCGACCGTGCTGGACGTGCTGACCGAGCAGGCGAAGGCGATGCGGAGGTGATGAATCGTGGCGGGCCGCAGCGTTGACCTGGCCGTCCGGATCGCGGTGGACGCGCAGCAGGCCGGCGCCGAGATGGAGCAGGCCGCGTCCGGGGCCAGCAGTTTCGGCGACAAGATCGGCAAGATGGCCGTCCCGGCGGCCGCCGCGGGCGCCGCGATCGTCGCGTTCGGTAAGGGCGCGGTGGAGGCCGCCAGCAGCGTGCAGCAGGGCCTGGGCGCGGTCGGGTCGGTGTTCGGGGACAACGCCGCGCAGGTCACCGCCTGGTCGGAGAACGCCGCGCAGTCCGCCGGGCTGGCCCAGTCGTCCTACCTGGAGATGGCGTCCAAGATCGGCGCGCAGCTGAACAACATGGGCGTGTCCGCGGACCAGGCCACCCAGGGCACGGACAAGCTGATCACGATGGGCGCCGACCTGGCCGCCACCTTCGGTGGCAGCACGGCCGACGCGGTGGACGCCCTCGGGGCGGCGATGAAGGGCGAGGCCGACTCCGCCGAGAAATACGGGCTCAACCTCAGTGCGTCGGCGGTGGCCGCGCAGATGGCCGCGGACGGCACCGACAAGCTGCAGGGCAGCGCGTTCACCGCGGCGAAGGCGCAGACCATCATGGCGATGGCGACCAAGCAGTCCGGCGCCGCGGTCGGCGCGTTCGCCCGGGAGGCGGACACCGCGGAGGGTGCCTCCGCGCGGGCGTCGGCGCAGTGGGAGAACACCCAGGCCACCCTGGGGCAGGTGCTGCTGCCGGTGGTCACCGCGGTGTCCCAGGCGCTGGGCGACCTGGCCAAGTTCATGCAGGACAACGCCACCGCCACCCAGATAGTGATCGGGGTGATCGGGGTGCTGGCGGTGGCGATCCTGGCGGTGTCCGTGGCCAGCAAGGTCTACGCCGCCGGGGTGGCGGTGGTGACCGCAGCGCAGTGGGCGTGGAACGCCGCGATGAGCGCTAACGGGGTGATGCTGGTGGTGCTGGCGGTGGCCGCGCTGGTCGCCGGGATCGTCATCCTGTGGAACAAATCGGAAGCCTTCCGGTCCTTCGTGCTGGGCATGTGGGAGGCCATCCAGGCGGCCGCGTTGACCGCGTGGAACGCCATCCAGACCGTGGTGTCGTCAGTGGTCAGCGCCATCGGGTCGGCGATCTCCGCGGCCGGGTCCACCATCGCCAGTGTGTGGAACACCGTGAAGTCCGTGGCGGCGTCGGTGTGGAACGGCATCAAGTCGCTGGTGTCCGGGGTGGTGGACGGCATCGTTTCGGCGGTGTCCGGGATCATCGGCGCGATCACCGGGGCGTGGAATTCGATGCGGAACGCCGCGGAGACCGCGTGGAACGCGATCCGGTCCCTGGTGGAGACCGTGACCGGCGCGATCAGTTCGGCGGTGTCCGGCATCCAGTCCGGTATCGCCGCGGTCTGGTCGGCGATCCAGCGGGCCGGTGAGGCGGTCTGGAAACCCATCCAGCGGGCCGCGGAGGCGGCGATGGGCGTGATCATGGGCGTGATCGACAAGGTGACCGGCGCGATCAGCGGGATCGGGTCGGCGATCCAGTCGGCGATCGGCTGGGCCGGTGACCTGCTGGGCAAGATCCTGGGCGCCGGGGACGCCGCGGCCGCCGTCCCGGGCGGCACGTCGGTGCAGGGCTTCGCCGGGGTGTCCGCGCAGGCCCCGAGCCTGGCCCGGTCCGGGTTGCTCACCCCGGCGACCAGGGCCGCCGGTTCGTCGGGGGCCGGCGGGGTGTCCATCGTGGTGAACGGGGCGCTGGACCCGGACGCGGTGGCCCGGCAGATCGCCTCGATTCTGCGGCGCCGCGGCCGCGGCACCGGCGGGATCGTGCTGTGAGCACCGGGGTGCCGCCGTCCTGCACGGTGTGGATCGACGGCGCCCGGTACGCGGACGGGCAGCCGGCGGAGGCGGCCGGGGACCCGGTGGCGTTGTCCGGGCTGACCGTGACCTGGGGCCGGGAGAGCAGCATCGACCAACCGTCCCCGGCGTCCTGCGTGTTCGAGGTGCTGGACCGGCCCGGTGGTCCCCGGTTCATCGAGACGATGGGCATCGGGTCCCGGGTGCAGGTCCGGGCGGACGCGGTGGTGTACCCGGACCCCACGGTGCCGATCTTCCCGGACCCCGGGTTCGAGGCCGCGGCGCTGTCCGTCATCACGACCAACGCGGCCGCCGCGGTGCAGTCCGCCGTCGTGCACACCGGGACCCGGGCGGTGCGGGTGGACCCGCTGGACGCCGGCCGGGCCGCCCGGGTGATCTTCCCGCCTGCGCCGCTGTCCGACGCCCACGACCCCGGCGCCTGGGACGCGGTGCCCCGGACGCTGCCCGGGCAGCAGTGGGCCTACGGCGCCGCCGTGAAGGTGCCCACCGCCCTCGCGGCGGTGGCCCGGGCGCAGCTGCACCCGGTGCAGTTCACCCAACCCTGGGCCGGCACCGAGCGGGTACTCACCGCCACCGCGGCAGCGGCTGCCCCGGACGGCGCCGGGTGGGCGCAGCACCGGGCGGTGTTCACCCCGCCGCCCGGGGTGTGGCTGGGCGTGGCGGTGGACATCTGGCCCACCGGCCCGGCCTGGGACGACCTGGACCCGGCGCTGGCCTGGGACCAGGTGGACCCGGCGCTGGCCTGGGACGACCTGGGCGTGACCTACGTGGACGACCTGCTGTTGCTGGCCCCGGCCGCCGGGGCGGCCCGGTCCGGGGAGGTGTTCACCGGCCGGGTGACCGACCTGGACGCCCGGTACGACACCGGGCTGGGCGGCACCCTGGTGCAGGTCACCGCGCAGGACGACACCGCCGAGCTGGCGAACCGGTACGTCGGGGCCGCGCCGTGGGCGGCGGAGCAGCTGGGCGCCCGGTTCGACCGGATCCTGGCCGCGGCCGGGCAGCAGCTGAACCACACCGTGGACCCGGGCCCGGCCGCGCTGCCGGTGACCTACCGGGACGTGGACAACCAGGCCGCCACCGGGCTGCTGGCCGAGTTGGCGCAGTCCGCCGGCGGGGTGCTGTGGTCCGCCACGTCGCTGACCACCGGCCCGTATCTGCGGCTGGAGGACGTGAACGCCCGGCCGCCGCAGCTGCTGCTGGTCGCCGACGCCGGGCTGATCGTGATCGTGCCGGCCCCGGCCGCCGCCGGGGTGGCGATCTCCGCGTGCGACGTGCTGCTGGACCCGGTGCACTGGGAGCAGGACGGCGCCGACGTGGCCACCCGGGTGGCGATCGGGTGGAAGGACCAGGCCCCGGACCCGGTGAAACCGGTGGACCGCACGGTGACCGCGGTGAACGCCTCCGCGGAGGTGTCCAGGGGGCAGCGCCGGGTGCAGGTGTCCACCCAGTTGGCGGACGAGGTGGCCGCGACCGCCCTGGCGGACTCGCTGCTGGGGCGGCTGACCGGCGGCGGCTGGCGGATCCGCGGGTTGACCTACCAGGTGCGGCCCGGTGACCCGCTGGGCCCGGCGGAACTGGCCCTGGTGATGACCGTCCTGGACGCCACCACCCGGATCGGGTTGCCGATCCTGCTGACCGACGTGCCGGCCTGGTCGCCGGCGCCGACCCGGGCGGACGTGCCGCTGTACCTGGAGGGGGCGAAGCTGGGCAACCACGAGGGGGCGTGGACGCTGGAGCTGCTGACCAGCGCGGCGGCCGCGCAGGGCGCCGCGGCGGTGGCCTGGGACCAGCTGGACCCGGCGTGGGCGTGGGACCAGTGGGACCCGGAGATCAGTTGGAACGATCTCCGCGGCGTCGGAATCTAACGAGAGGACACACCCTATGGCGACAACCGCGGACGGGCTGCCGTACCCGGTCGGCACCGACAAGGTGGTGGACGGCGACGACTCCATCAAGGCGCTGGCCGACGCTTTGCAGGCCCGGGGCCTGGGTAAACGCTGGCTGGCGGACAAGCAGAACATCACCACCGGGTCCACCGGCATCGCCATCGTCAGCTTCCCGGTGGCGTTCACCACCCAACCGATCGTCGTCGGGTTGATCCAATGGACCTACGGGGCGGTGTTCGTGATGGTGGACGCCTCCCAGAACGGCGGCGTCGTCGGGTCCGCGTTCTACCTGAAGCTCCAACGCCCGGACGGCTCCACCGTGAACAGTGCACCCTGTCTGATCAGCTACATCGCGGTGGGAGGCAACTAAATGACCGGACCGACCGACCTGGAACTGGCGTTCACCCGGGAGTACTCCGCGGCGTTCCCGCCGGACCAGCCGACTCCGACCCTGGAGGAGTCCAGGGCGTGGGTGGACGCCTGGTGGACGGCGCACCCGCACGACCCGGCGGACGCCCCCACCATGAGCCCGGACGCGGCGCCGTGAGCCACCGCGCGGTGGAACGGGAACCCGGCACCGGGCAGCAGCTGCTGGGCGTCCGGTGCGACTGCGGCATCGGCGCCGACCACGACGCGGTGGGCCCGTTCCCGGTGCCGACCCGCACCGAACCCCGCGGCGAGTTCCCGCCGCATTCGGACACCCCGCGGCCGCTGCTCACCCTGGAGCAGGCCGCCCGGATGGCCCGGGACCGCCTCCAGTGCTGGCGGCGCGATCATGGCCACTAGCTACAACGGCTGGCCGGCCAGCGACGACAAGGCCTCCATCGGGGTGGTGTCCTCCGACGTGTTCCCCGGCGGCGCGAAGGCCGGCGACGTGACCACCGTCCTGGGCTACGTGGCCCGGCAGCTGAACGCCAGGGTGGAACCCTGCGTGGACGGCTGGAACTGGGGCTACACCTACAAGGCGAACGTGAACAACCCGTCCCAGCTGTCCTGCCACGCCTCCGGCACCGCGATCGACTGGAACGCCCCGGACCACCCCAACGGGTCCTCCGCGACGTTCACCCAGGCCCAGCGCGGCACCATCTACCAGATCCTGGACGAGGTGCAGGGGTCGGTGTCGTGGCTGGAGGGCTACGACGAGATGCACTTCGAGATCTGCGTGAACGCCGGCGACCTGGCCCAGGTCGCCGCCACCCTGCCCGGCAGCGGGCCCCCACCAGATTGGTTCGATGACGTGACCGAGGACGAAATGCGGGCGCTGCTGGACGAGCAGCTGGGCCCGATCCGGGAGCAGCTGACCGCGGTGCAGCGGTCCGCGGACAACGCCGACTGGGGGATCAACTCCGACCAGGGCACCCGGGTGATGATCGCCGACACCCGGGACGTGGCCGGCCGGACCCTGGCGTCGGCGGACACCGCGAACTGGGGGGTGAACGACGACACCCAGGGCGCCCGCCGGATGATCGCCGACCTGTCCGGCAAGGTCGATGCGCTGACCCCGCCGCCGGCCGCCGACGTGCCCGCCCCGGCGGTGGCCACGGTGCAGCCCCCGCCGTGACCGGCGACGCGGAACTGGTCAAACACAAGGCGCTGGAGCTGCTGCTGCTGATCCGGTCCGGGATCTTCGACCCGCACCTGGAGCAGATCCTGGCCGCGGTCACCGACCGGATGGCGTCCCCGGCCCGGGTCCGGCCGCAGCCGCCGGCGGCGGGCGACTGGCCGTCCGGGCCGTTCTTCGATGACCACGGCGGGTGACCCCGGGAGCAGCTGTCGAACAGGCGTCCAGGAATCCGTGCCGATAACCCATATTATGTAACCCTGCGTAGGCGGGGCGCTACTCTGCGTTCCCAGCAGGTGGGATGTCACGCGGCGTGACCACGGGTGGTCGCCCGTCCCAGCCGACCCGGCCCGCCAGGTCCAGCGCGTCGACGATGGTCTGGGCATTCTCCGGGTCGATCCACCCCAGCACCATCAACCGGTCCGCGGTGGTCTGCATGTCCCCCGCTGTGAGCGCGTTGCGAATGTCGCGCAACACCTGCGTAGCGCTTACACCGCTACGGGCGATCGCCAGCGCCTCCGCGGCGGTGATCGTCACCGCTCGGTCCGCCACCGCTGCACCAGCGCGTCGACCTCACGGGCGTGCAGTTCGGCGGCGTCCGGGTAGTCGTCCGCGTTCGCCTGCACCCGGGCCGGGTGATACCGCACCGGGCGGCCCAGCATCGCCGGGACGGACAGGCACGGGCACCCCACACATATCTGTCCCAGGTCCAGCCCGGTGTGCTGGTGGCCGCAGTCGGGGCAATTTACGCTGGTGTTCATCGGTGAGCCTCCAAGTGGCTTATCGGTCAAGGTCGCGGGCCGTGACTGGGCAGTTCCGGCGCCGCGACCACCCACGATACCGGGCCCCCCTGCGCAACACGTGTGCGCCATCTGTTAACGGGCGTTCGGGTGGCGACAGTCCAGCAGGTGGCTGTGGACAACCCGGCACGCAGCGTGATCCTTGACGGCGCCGTTAGTCGCATCGTGCTAATTCCCGGGTGTCGGGCGGACACCGGGCCCGGATCGTGCGAAGGTCGGCTCTTAATCTGACCTGTACGCCCGGGCTGCACCGGGCCCTGACTACCCACCGCCGGGCTAGACCGCAGCGCCGGCGACCCGCTGGGACCCCCCGTGCGCACTACTGCGCTGCTCGCCGCCGCCCTGCTGGTCGGCGCCGCCGCCGGGCTGCTG